GTTGATATTTCCGCACCGTTCTGAGGATGCCTGCCGCCCTTTTTCGGGGTATTTCGCAATATGACAGACCGACAAATATCCCAGCATATTTCCCATATGGGCCTTTGCTTGTCGTGGTCATGTTTACTCGTTCCATTCCGTGCATGTGGAGGTTATTTTCGATAAGATAGCTCCACCCGTTTTCTTTTTTCTTTCGTTTCGTTATCATTTTTTCGTTTCGTTTGTAGTTTATTCCATGCTCCAATCGTCAATCGGCGGGTCGATATGTTTCCGCCCCCATAGCGTCTCCAAGCGGTGTAGGTCGATGCCAAGGCAGGCTAGGACATCAGCAAACGCTTCAGCGTCCAGGTTGCAAAGCGCGGCCCTGTCGCTTGCGTGATACTCCATGAGCAAAGGGAACATTTCGTGGTCTTCGTGGTGGTCGATTTCCTCCGCCGCTTTTTGGATGCACTCCAACACCCAGGGCGCGTCCTCAATCGCCACCCCATCGCGCATGATCGCCAGTAAAGCATCATTTTCCCATTGTGGCCGGCTCATGGCTTACCCTCCCCGTTATGTTGGATTTCAAGCGTCCACCCGTGAAGGTTGCGGCATTTCCCTAGGGCGGCGTGAGATTCACGACATAGTTCTTTTCCCGTGATGCCTGCCCATTCGTGCGCGTTGGCGTCAGCTTTGCGGAACATGGATTGTGCCTTGTCCCAGTACATCGGGCCAAGCTTAAGGCGAAACGCGCTCATGCGTCACCCCTTTCTATTCCCACGGCCTTTTCCATGATGCGGGCATGAAGACGGGCAAACTCGCCTTGCTTAAATGCGCCGACATTCCAAAGCCTATCCATTGACCTTTCAAGGTTGGCGATGTCCTCAGGCGTTTCCGCCTTGTCGATCCTTGCCCGCATTGCGCGGGCGTTGTCGGGTGTCCATGCGGTTTTCATGCGTCACCCCCTTTCGCCTTGGCAATGACGGCAAGGGCGTGCGACAAGTCTTCGTCGCTTGCCATAGGATGCGTAAGGCTTTGCAATGCTTCGAGCATTTCCGGCGCGGCGGCTATCAGACGGGCGTTTGCCTCGGCTTCGGCTTGATTATCGGGCCATTCCGGAAGCCTTGCGACCTCGTGCAATCCGCTGTCGATTGCCCAGGCGTGATCGGGGCTTGCGCCTAGTGTGACGGGATACCACGGCCCGGCTGTGTGTGTGTGTGTGTTCATTGTTTCGGTGGGTTGGAATTAGGCGACGCAAAGTGCAATACCGCGATTGTAAAGAGCATGGACATTCTCCCCCGCTTCGATATCGCCAGGGCGCATGACGTAAAGGGCGCAACCGCGCGGGTCTGTCTGATGATAGGCGCGGAAACCCGGCTTGCGCGCCATGATTTCCTCAACCTTGGCAAGTGCCGCCTTTTCGGTGTCGCGCTTGGGCTGGATGCTTTCCCGCCATTGCCCGTCAGCGTAGAATTGCACACGGTAAAAAGGCTTCCCGTTTTCGTCGCGGAAAATATGCACGGAACGGTTGCCGTCACCCGTGCCGCATGCAAGCTCGCCCCATTTACGCAAGGCCCTTTCCGCTTTTAAAAGCTGGAACGTTTCACCATGCGTAAAGCCGTTTTTCGACATGAAATTCAAAAAACCTGTCATTTTCTCCAATTTCGTTTTTTTCATCGTTGTTGTCCTTTCGTTGTTGTTGTTGTTGTTCAGTCAATCAATTTGAATCCGTTTAATTTCATCACGCTTGCCATTTGATTTACGCTGGATGCGGGGAATGTGCTGGCGCGGTTGAATCCGTATGGGTTTCCCATGAATAGCATTGCTTGGGCTATTTCAATGGATGTGATACAATAGGTCTTGTTTTTTGTGGAATATGCAATTGCTTGTTTCATCGTGGTAGTTTGTTTTATTTTTTAAGGTTGATTTGAGGTTGGCACTTTCTGGCAGTTCCCGCCGTCGATTGTGATTTTATTGGCACTTGCTAGCAATGCAAGCGGATTTTTGATTTATTTTAAGCGGGTCAGAATCCCTTGGAAAATACGATTTGGCGCGTTTCGTCTTGAATCCTAACGCGTCCATGAGAGCCGTATTTTTTGACCCATTGGACTGCCTCGGCTTTGCGGTCAAACTCCATGGTCTCGAATGACCCATTGGAGAGGCTCCGTGTCGCGTGGTATTTTTTGCTTTTCATCAGTCAAATAAGTTAAATTCGGGGTAAAAAACCCCGTTTTCTTCATCCGCCCCTAGGTAGACCAAATTGTCACCCCATGCGGCCCGTTTGATCGCAGCGAATTGGTTTGCCAGGTCGGCAGTCTCGAATCCAAGTCCCCGCTCCGTGCGGATTCCATGTTCGTTTGCGAATTGTTTCTGATTCATGTTTTCGTTTTCTATGGTTCAAGGTTCAAGGTTCAAAGGTTCCGATGCACGCACGCGCATCTCAATATCAGACGGGCCGCCGAAGCACCCGCTTGTGATGGCGATGGCAATGCCAAGGCAAACGACAAGGGCAAGGGCAAGGGAAAGGTCACGGATCATGCAGCCCCCCTTTCCATGCGTCGATTCAAATACGCCACGGCACGGGCCAATCGTGAAAAGTGAGCATCTGAAACACTTGCAAGACCCTCTTGCATTGAGTCGATGAGATATCTGCGGAGTTTGATCGTGGTCATTTTTGTCGTGGTTTGGTTTGGTTTGTTCAAGCTTCGACTGCCTCGCCGTATGCGGATTCAATTGGTTTGCCGGTGTGCGCGCAGGTCATGGAATCGTCTTCCCAATTAACTTCACACCCAATCACACGCCAGCCATCGTTTGCTTTGTGGCGAATACTCCAAATCACGGATTTGATATTTTCCCTCACGGCTTCGAATGAGAGAGCCTCGCCATCATCCGTGATGAAATAGAGTGGGTATCCACCCGGCCATGCGAATTCTCCGCTTCGAAGTTGGGACTTGAGTTGCTTCGTTGTGTATTTGTTCATCGTGGTAGTTTGGTTATTGTTTGGATTAGGCGTTCATTGCGTGGATGAACCCACACTCCCATGCATCAACCAGCAACCCATCGGTAAATGGGCAAATGGTTCCAATTCTGCCTAGTAAGTAAGCTTCAATTAATTCTGGTTCTGGATTCATCGTGGTAGTTTGTTTGTTGTTGGTGTGCCTTGTTTGCTGGCAACGAGAGCAATCTAAAACACGGATGGAATATTGCCAATAAAAAATGCCAATAACCTTAAAATATATTTCAACAATTCATCGAAATAAGATTGACAAGCCATCAAACCCTTTAAAACAAGGCATTTCCCACAATCACAAGCAAGGAACAAATTTCATGGCCACAAGGAAACTTTCAGACACCATGACAAGCGAAACACTAGGGAACCAAACATCCAAGCGTCTAGTCATTCCCTATAAGGTGAAGGAAGGAAGCAAAGTAAGGAAGGAAGAAGAAGCAAAGGAACATGGACAGCGTCTGAAACCCGTTCCCCTATTCAATAAAAGCAATCACCGCGCTTGATGAATGGATCACTTTGTTTGAATGCCCTTCGCACATCCCGCTATGGCGTGATGGCTTGGGAGTAAGGTTTTACGCTCGTGGAGCGTATTATAGTCATGTCGCTAAATCCGTCAAGGAAATAAAGCTGTGAATAAGTGTGAACAATTGTTATTGGCAGTGAATCCCAGTAAATAAGCATGTTCCACAGACACAGCGTGGAACACAAGTCGACGCACCATGGCACAGCTGTACATGTTCCACGGAAATGTTCCACGGAGCAAGGCAAGGCACACTTCCCAGCCCAGCGCACGATTCAAGCCCACGATTCAAACAAGCGTTGGACATTGCCGGCACTGATCACATGAACACTGCGCGAATGAACACCAGGCAAATCATTAGTGCCACGCTAAGGTATGGGGGGGAGGGGGATGCGACTTTACAACTTGTAACAATAGGCATCGGAAAGGTTGCCAGATTAAAAATTTCTCAATTGGGCCAGTTACCTACTATCGGAGAATGTTGGTGTGGTTCGGCGTTAGTGGGCCGTTGTAAGCTTGGTGTGGCGTTGTGTTTGGTTAGTGTGGTGTGAAGGTTACATTTGAGGCGTAATGTTCCCGTTCGGGGTTATTTGTGGATAGGTCTAGTGTATTTTACCTAAATGTTCCCGATAGGTAATTTTGTGGTGAAATGCGGTATGTTTTGCGGGATTGGTTTGTGGTTGACAGGTGTGGGTGTATTGTGGTAATTGGTTGGTTGAGCGCGGGATGAACTTGCGTTTGATAACTTATTTATTTTATGCCTAGAGGAGATTCATATGACCTACAAGGTCAAGGTGGCGGCCAAGTGTATTCTGGCACGGATGCGGCTGTTGGCCCATTCCGTTGGGTTCAGACTGTTGGTGACACTAATTTTTCTGTGTTTACTGCGCCAAACATCACGAATGCTAGCGCGAAGTTGACTGGTGTCTCTATCCCTGCGGGTATTGGCATTGGTGGCAACATCACTGGCTTTACGCTTGCTTCTGGGGTGGTTATTGCGTACCGCGCTTAATGTCGCAGTTTCGATCCACTGGTGGCCTAGACGACTCGATTGCCGAGGATGGTGATCGTGGGTTTGTTGGCGTGAACCAGCGGTTGCAGCTAAACCAGTTGAAGCCGGGCGAGGTTCGTGAGTCCTTGAATGGACGCATGGAAGGTTACTGGAAGCCCCGCAAGGTGGTGGTTTCTAGGACTGGTGCGTTGACCGTTGGCGGTGAGCCATTGCAGTTGCCGTTCTACTTGGTTGGCTCAAGCGTAATGATTACTGCCGCCTCAATTACTTCTGGGGTAGTTACGCTAACTACTGCATCAGCACACGGTTTAAGTGCTGGGGCCACACTGAACATTGCTGGAATTGGATATACTGCTGGAACCAATCCAAATGGAGTTTTTACAGCAACAACTGCAAGTGGATCAAGTATTACATATCCATTGTCTGATGGTATAGGCCCATACACAGTTTCCGCTGTTTCACCTATTTCAGAGGTGATTACATCAACATCAAAGACCATCTCGTCCGCAACATACGCATTTAATGTGGTAACGATTACCATGTCCGCCAATCATGGGTTTGAGATTGGTTCTAGTGGGTATGCTGTAGTAGCTGGACTGACCTTTACTGGCACTAACAACAACGGGGCCAAGGTGCTGACTTATGTTTCAGCGAACCAATTAAGCTTCCCTGTAACTGGGGTGACTGCGGTTTCCGGCACTGGAACATTGTCCCAGATGCCGATTAACGATGCAGCCAACGCTAATGTCCGAGCCTCCTGTTTGTTCAGCGATCCCAACTCCAACAACAAGGAGTTTGTGATTGTGGCGTTGGACACGGTTGCTAAGAAGATTGACTTGGCTGAGGTCGAGTCTAATTCCCTGTATGTTCCAGAGAACATCTCATATCCCGCTGGAACTGCTTTGGGCGCAGACACCGACATGATTCAAGTGTTCGACAAGGTTATGCTATTCCGAGAGGGGCAGCAGGCATTGGAGTGGTATCCTAATGGTAGGCCCATTCTTTCTGCGTCTCAAAGCGGAACCACTGTTACAATGAACGTTCGCGAGCATGGTTTGGTTGCTGGAACGTCAATAACTGTAGCTGGGCTTACTCATGCCACATTAGTTCCAGCAAATGGAACATTTACTGTTCTAGCTGTATCAACACAGGATCAATTTACTTACACGTTTACTACAAGCCAAACTGTTACTTCATTTGTGGTTTCCAGCGCGACCATCACAGATGGTTTTACCATGTCGGCAGGTGGAGCATATACCCAACCTCAGGTTTTTGCCGTTGCTGGTAATCATGTATCAGCGGCTTCAGGGTTGGTAACAGTTAGCAGCGGAAGCCTTGGTAACACTACGATTTTTGCAAATGATATTATCGTAATATACGAAGCAACCATACCAGAACTTTCTGTATTAGTTGGTAAAGAATTTCAAGTTGTTTCGGCCAGTACTACAGCAATTACATTTTACGCTCCAGTTGGCAACTTCACATCAACAGGTAGTCTACAGCTTGAATTTGGTGGAAGATTCAGCGAGGGCGGTGGGTTCATGCATCAACCAGGTGCGCCTTGGGGTATTCACTTTCAACGCCGACTGTGGGTTCCGTACTACTACGACCAGTCTGGGGCTTACAACGAAGCTACCTACACCGACCGCAAGATCACAGACGAGATTGCCGTATCCGACATTCTTGATACCACCACCTTCGACCAGATCGAAAACCAGTTTCGTGTTTCTGGTGGTACTGCTGACTATGTGGTGGCCATGCACGGGTTCTACGACGATGCGTTGATTGTCCTCAACAGAAACAGCATCCACCAGATTAAGGGGACGCAGGGGACACTTTTAGACACTAGGGTTACAGAACTAACCTCCGAGGTTGGCTGTTTAGCTCGCAAGTCTGTAGTGATGAGAGCTAACACCATGATGTTTCTGTCGGACGATGGGGTGTATGGTGTGGAGTTCCTTAACGATTACAACCTTCGCGGGGCCGAGGAACCAATTTCCAAGAACATCCAGCCATATATCGACAGACTTAATAAGGACTTGTCTAATAGGTCGGTTGGAATCCTGTTCGATAACAGGTA